CCCCACATTCTTACAAATGCTGATGCGGCAAAGTGATACCGCTGTCTAATGTGCGGTTCCGTTTCCTTTATACTTTTCGGTATCATAATACCCTCCTTTTGTTCCGAAATAAAGAGTTGTTAATACGAAAGGAATTGAAACAAATAAAAGTGCCTTTGCTAATAACATCAGACCATCTCCATTGCTCTTGAGAGTTCAATATAATGATTAATTTCATCCACTGCGATCTCACCTATTCTAGTGTCTTCTGGATGATCCCAGAAGTAATTGAGATAGGTCTCAGTAGCGTGATACTCAATGCCTGCATTCAGGTGATAAGCAGAGACAGGAGCAATAAAGTAATAACCCACCAGAATCCAATAATAGATGAGAACCAAGTGATAAGCAATAAAGCGGTCATACCAACGGTCGGCACCACCACGCCTTTCCATTTCGATGAGATGTTCGGTTTCATTGAGTGTCTGTGCAAAGTGTTCTTTCATTAGATAATAGTGTGATAAGTCTCTGAGTCCTAATGATTCTTTGAGATGTAACACACTGACGAAAGCAAAGTATGGTGCTCTGGCAATTGTTTCCAGAACCCAGAATCTTTGTATGGGTAGGTCACGATACAGAAAGTCAATGATGGATATCGTGACTAATAGAATTATATCGTTGAACTTTTTCATAAAAATACACCTGGTTTGTAATCTACTAACTTCTGAATTTCATCCAGAATAGCTCCATACTCCTTAAATCTTCTATCTCCTGCAATGAAGTGTCTCTGTCTTGTCCAGACAGCATCTGCTAAGAGTTTCAGTTCGTATTCTGTGAGTCCATTAAATCTTTCCATTAGAAAACTCCTTTATCTTACGTGATGTCCACCAAACATATAACGCATACCATTCAGGATTTTTGCTCCGAACGATCCAAGATTGCGTGAATTAAATCGCTCAAATAGGGCAGTAGTAATAACAGGAGCGGGTATCCCCAAATCCACAGCGGCAGAAACAGTCCAACGACCCTCACCGCTGTCGGATACCCCACCAGAGAACTGTTTAAGCTCACTATTGCCCCGAAGCACATCAGCAGTAAGATCGAGTAACCAAGAACCAACCACGCTACCACGACGCCATAACTCAGCCACCTCAGCAACGTCAATGTCATAACAATAACTTTCTGGGTCTGCCATTGGGGCAACCTCTGCGTCTCCTTCTCTAACATACTGAGCACCTGCATTGGCGTTTTTAATAATGTTAAATCCTTCTGCGTATGCCTGCATTATTCCATACTCAATTCCATTATGAACCATCTTTACAAAATGCCCTGCACCTGGACCACCACAATGCAACCACCCATATTCAGCAGAAGTTACGTCTGAGTCAAATTGAGTCCTGGGGGCAGCGTCGAGACCTGGGGAGAGGGCATCAAAAATGCGCGAACAAGTGGCGACTGCAGTATCTCCACCTCCAACCATAAGACAGTATCCACGATCCAAACCATAAACACCACCGCTAGTGCCGCAATCAATATATTGGATACCAAGTTTTGCCAACCGTTCTGCTCTTTTCCGACTGTCTTTAAAATTGCTATTGCCATGATCAATAATAATATCTCCTTCACTACAAAATCGTAGTAACTCATTGATCGTCTCCTCTACTGTTTCTGCAGGCACAACCATCTGGAAAATTCCTGGTTGTACTCCCACGTTTTTTGTTTGCTTGACAACTTTTACCAGATTTTCGATAGTGGTTGTGACACCATTTACATATCCTTTTTCATATGCTTCTTTTGCCTTTTCATAATTCCTTCGGTATCCCCAAACTTCGATACCAGCTTTCATCATACGACGGGACATACCTTCTCCCATCCTTCCAAGTCCGATTAATCCTACTTTCATATAACTCCTGGATATGCGTGTGTAAGTCCCCAGTAAATGAATAATACAATGGAACCAAAAAGTAAAAATGAAGATACAAAAAGATTACTCATCATCCTCGTCCTCATAAGTTGAAGGTTCTTCAAATAGTTCGTCTATCTTTTGTTGTAGAACTCTTTTTTGGAGTTCTTCTAAATCCTCTTCCGTAATTCTAAGCACAAGTAATGGATCTCCTGCCTTAACGTCGTTCATTTCTGGATGCTTCACTTTTGGACTTTTTGAATATCCATAGTGAGCATTCATTACCATCCAACCTTGTATAAACATTGATACAGCAATTCCCACAAGCACAAACCAAGGAACTAAAAAGATTAGTTCAGAGTGATTTTGAGCCATGGTAGTAATGGCGGAATAACACCCACTAGTCGGAGGAGTCCCTCAGCAAATAAAGCAAGAACCACCCAACCGACGCACATGCTAATGATAGAAGCATTACGGTTGTGTCGTCGTATAGCAGCATCAATCATCTCCTGAACTTCAGAACGAGTTACCAATTCTTCTTGTTCGTGCATCATTTTTCATCACCAAGAAACTTCGCCAGAGGGTCTCTTCTGGTCTTTACAATTTCAACTGATCTCTTGTAAAACATATTGTCTGTGTTGCCAGACTGTTCAAAAGTCTCCTTGATCTTCACCCAATTATCGTAGGTGCGCTGATCCATAGGTTTTAGGTTGAATACTACTAGTTATGCTAGTCAGTAGTTTCAACCTGTCAACTATGTGTTGGTTTCAAGAAAGTGTTTAAGAGATTATAAAGAAGGTGTATTATTTGCTGCTTCTTCGTTTCTTTGTGCTGCTGTCTTGACTAGACCTTCTTCGTATGCTGCCAGAACCATATCTGATTTGTTAGTGGCAGTAATTGCTTCGTTGTTGTCTAACTTATGCTTGACGTAGAGGTCACAGATTTCGTCAATTGCAATGCGAGCACGGTTGTGTGCTGCGTTATCAATCCAGTCTTGTGGATCAGCAGCGACGTATTGGAGTGCTAGGTCTTCTGCTTCGGTTAAAGTAATTGTGTAGTCCATAAGGTGTTTTTGAGTATTTATCTTTATCCTAACAACATTCCACCAAATAACACATATGCGTCAACAGAAGAGTTTCCAAAAGGATATGACAGATTGCCACTATCGGAAGAAAAATATATTCTAACTGTATCATTAGTAGATAAAGAAATTATAACAGTCACATTACCATTTCCATATTCAGTTCCCGCAAGACTGGTATCTATTCTCAATTGTGGTGTGCCTGACGATAATGAACTATTATTTTTATGAATAGTATATCTATACACGTCACTCTGGTTACCACCAATAAAAGACCACCAAAATTTATAAGTTCCTGCTATTGGCGCGGTAAATATTCCATTTGAAGTATTGTAATGATTTCCAATATTAACAAAGGTGGAAGGAAAAATCCAATAATTACCAGTTGCGAAAGTTCCACCACTTACTCCATATGCCTGAAACATCGGTTGATAAGGCAATGTCAATCTACCAGAACCATCAATAGTTGCTCTGACTGCCGCATTACTTACATCAACAAAACGAAGACTTGGTGTTGATGTATTGCCATAAACATCAATATACCAACCAGTCGCATTATCAGTTGCTCTACCGAAACTTACTTGACCACCTTCATTAGTTGAATCAACTCTACCTGCCTTAATTTCTCCACCAACAACTTCAAATTTTTGTGATGGATTTGTGATTCCTATACCCAAATTTCCATCAGATGTTATACAAACTTTTTCTGTAAACGCTCCGCCAGTCCAAAAAGTGATTTTATTTGATGTTCCAGCAGTTGTTATCCTCAAATCACCATTACCATTAGTTCCATAACAATCAATCCAAGAACCAGCAACACTATTAGATTGTTTTATTTCTAATAGACCATATCTAGTTCCATTGCCACCAAGAGAAAGAGATGTAAAACTTGCGTTACTATCACCATAAGTAGAAACGGTTCCTATAGAGACACCGCCAGCACTTACTCTAACTCTCTCAGCGTTATTAGTTCCCAAAGTCAGTGTATTTGTTGTAGGAGAACTTATAGAAGTTCCAGTACCAATTACAATACCTTTGGAAAATGTGGATATACCAGTCGCATTTAAGTTTGTTACAGTAGGTAGTTCGGCACCACTGACAGTCAACGCACCATCAACCGCTGAAATAGTATCAGTTTGCCCGTTTATCTGAATACCCATTCGTCACAAAGACTTTTCTGGTATTTATATGAAGAAGGAAGATAATGGAATCGAACCATCAGGCGTGAACCTGGCATCGCTTTCAAGGCGATTTACCAACCATCGGTGCTATCTTCCGTATATTTTGAATAACCTAAATGTTTTGTATAATGGCAATTAGGACATAACAATTGTAGATTACTTTCATCATCAGTTCCACCATTACATCTTTCAATTATATGATGAACTTGAAGAATATTGTAATTTTCATTACCACACTCTTCACATTTACCACTCCTCTTTGAGGCAAGTTGAAGTCTTAATCTTTTACTCCTAGTAGATTTGTTATTTGAATTAGTTCCATCATATTTTATACCAGTTCTTGATTTATTTGAACAAGACCTTGAGCAGGTTTTTTTATGTCCAATAAATGATTTGCCGCATATAGGACAAAGTTTTTCATTTATTCTTTGAAATTTTCCACAACATTCAGAACTACAAAAAACATTTCCAATTATTTGGGATGGTCTTCTATAGATTAATTTTTCACAAACACAACAAGAACAGTTTGGATTTCTGGGCACGGTGGTTTATTGATACCTTATGAAATATTTATAAGAATAAACCGGACTCTGCCACGCTTCCAATATGATATAATATACACTATCTATTCAGTTTCGTCAAGTGCTTATAACACCATCAGAAAAAAGAATTGAGTTTGAAAGACTTCTCAAACATCTTGGTTATAAGGATAGACTACCAGTTTATCCAAAAGAAAATAAAAGATATAACCAAACCAACTTCAAATGTTCTGATGGAGCAATGGCAATTTATACCTTTATTATACTCTACCAAACTAAAAAGAGTTACTTATATCTAGAGTTTGAAGATCATTATAACTCACCAGAACTTGAAGAAAGAATTAAAACTCTAGCGGAAAGAATTTATTTTCACGAAAAAACAAGAGTCGCAGAAGTTGGTTACGAAGTCAAATATACCAAACAACCAAATGAGTTTTCATTGGAAGAAAGAAAAAAAATCTTCTACCACTTTATGAAATATACTTATGAACACTTAGAAAAAGGTATGGTAAAACTTTCCCCAAGACCTGGTGATATTTTAGTGGCAAAACCACACGGACCAAAAATTAATGATGGTTTTACAGAGTCTTCACTGGTGATTGGAAAACGTCAACGATCTTTAGTTGCTCGTAAGTTTGGTTTTGGTGAACTGCAAGAAGATGGGTTTCAATATGCTCGTTACGATGAGAACTGCGTATTAAGACCTATCTGACTTCAAAGTCTAAACGTCTGACCTTACGTTGCCTTCTTGCTTCTTGAAAGGCAAGATCTTCATTTGTCAGAACACCAGACTTTGATTTATGACCATAAGAGTTTAACATAACAACAGAGGATAGATCAACTGCCGAGATCTTATCTCCACGAATCGTTGCCATATTTGGACAACCACAAGTCACAGTTTTCGTAGGATGCCCTTCCAACTCTTTACCACAGGAGCGGCATCTGATTCTTAAATTTTCCATTGTTCATTAGTTAATTATTTTTCAGTAAATGAGCGAAGCATCCAAATAAACTTCCCGTGTGCTTCGTTTAAATCATCAACAAGGTTTGTCGTTCCTCTTGATTTCTGTGCTTCCGATTCTTCAGCAACTTGTCTGAACAAGTCTACCAAAGTTTCATTATCTTTAATAAGGTCCTTCACCATTCCCATATCATCCAACTTACTATTTGTTTCTGAGATATGAGAAACTTCAGAAATTCTGGTTAGAGTCGGTACTGGTTTAATATTCAGAAAACGCATATGTTCGGTGAGACGGTCAATCTCTTCAAACATTGTTTCGTATTGTTCACCAAATACTTTATGAAACTGATAAAACTCAGAACCAACCACGTTCCAGTGATAGACCCAAGTTTTCTGGAACAGTGCAAACAAAGTTGCCTGAGTATCAGAAAGTAATTTATATAACTTTTCCATTATACCAGTTTTTTAGGTATTTATAATGGGCGAAGAGGGATTCGAACCCCCGTCTTTCTCCGTGTAAAAGAGACACTGCTACCGCTGAGTTATTCGCCCATAAAAAGTCAAAACTGACCCATAAGATATTCTACAGTATTTGCTACATCATTCATAGCATCACGTAGATGAGTTTGTTGTCCAGATTCTTGTCTGACAACTGGACGATGATCATCCGTCAAAGTCCAACGCCAGAGATTCATATCTTTACAATACCAGAGATTAATTTTCATTCTTGAAGTGCTCCAAACGTACCCAGTTGAGAAGTGTATTTAACTCATACAACTCTTGCTTGTATGTATGATACTCTGGATAGTTTGGGTCGTCAACTAGTTGGGAATCTTCAATAAAAGATATTTCACTGTTTAGAAAATCAGCATAATGCTCAAAAGCACTTATGGCAAGTTGCCTGTCTAGTTGCGAAAGAAGAGACATAAACCTCCTGACTCGTTACTTATAATACAATAAAAAGGGGGTCTTGTCAACCCCCCCCCCATTATGTATCACTTCTCGCCCAGACCGATTTGTTGAACTTTCAGACGGGAACGATTCAGAATAGAACCAGAAAGAGGAACATAACCCAGGTCATCAGCAAGTGATTGTGCCTTGGAACTCAGAGCATAGTTCAGAGCATCACGAACTGCGGTCGCTTTACCAGGAGCATAACCACTCTTATAGGCAATAATCCAGGTCAGAGTGGAAATAGGATAGGCACGAGCACCTGCAGGATTAGGATCTTCACCAGCAAGGGTCACAGGATCCAGTTTGATTCCATTCAGAGCAGCAGCACCAGTTACAGCAGAAGGTCCAACAAACTTACCTGCCTTGTTCTGAAGAACAGCAGCCTGGAGTTTATTAGCACGAACGAATCCAGTATTGAGATAACCGATACCACCAGGAGTGTTGGAAAGAGTTCCAGCAACACCTTCATTACCTTTTGCACCGACTCCAACAGGCCAGTTGATTGACTTACCAACACCAGCAGTCCAACCACCAAAAGCATCCAGAGAGTTGGTGAAAGCATAAGTGGTTCCAGAACCGTCCGAACGATGGACAACCCTGATAGAACCAGCAGCACAACCGACTTGTTTCCAGTCCTTAATACGACCAGCAAAGATATCAACAGTTTGCTTCTGAGTCAGTTTCAGTTTGCATCCAGGTTTGTTGTAGGCAACAGCAATCGTTCCACCCACCATAGGAATCTGAACAACACCACGCTTTACTTTTGCTGCTTCTTTTGCTTTGATTGGTTCGTCGCTTGCTCCGAAGTCAACTGTGCCCGCAACAAATTGACGAATACCAGCGCCAGAACCAACGGACTGATAATTAACCCTGTTCCCAGTAGTTCGTGCATAATCTTGGAACCATCGTTGATAAATTGGTGCAGGGAAGGTGGCGCCAGCACCATTGAGAATAGGTCCAGCAAGTGCAGTGGTAGGAGCAAGAGCAAGACCAAGTGTAGCAATGTGTT